CTAGTTCCAGATCCATTGGATATAGGAAACTATAAAGACGAAATGAAGCGTTTAAAAAGCGGGGGAATGTAATGGAATATCTAGAAGAAAATAATGAGACAGAATCTGATATCAGAGTAAGTAATGCTTCTGATTTATGGATTCCAAATGTTCCTGTAACAAAGTCAGTAGATGAATTTAATATAGAGGGCGAAGACCTAATGAAGGTTTCAGGCCTTGGAACATCATTTCGTCGCAAGGTAAGCAGAGAACTACAAAAAAGATTTACTGGTATTGATGGAACTGCTACACAACAGAACTTATTGCAGCAAGCAATTACTGGCTACAATATGTTTGACCTTATTCAACCAGTATATAACTTAGAATATTTAGCACGTATTTATGAAATCTCTCCATACAACTATGCAGCAATTAATGCTAAGGTTGCAAATATTGTCGGTCTAGGTTTTGATTTTGTTGAAACACGAAAGACAAAAGAAGCCTTTGATAATATTGAAGATGAGAAGCAACTAGAAAGAGCACGTCGCAAGCTCAATAAACTTCGTCAAGATTTAATGGATTGGCTAGAAGATTGCAACGATGAAGAAACATTTAAAGAAACACTCATTAAGGTTTATACAGACGTAGAAGCAACAGGAAATGGATACCTTGAAATCGGCAGAACATCTGCAGGTAAGATTGGTTATATCGGACATATTCCTTCAAAGACAATGCGTGTGCGTCGCTTGCGTGATGGTTTCATTCAATTGCTTTATGGCAAGGCTGTATTCTTCCGCAACTATGGAGATCAGGAAACTCCTAATCCAATTACAGGCGGAGAAGAGCGTCCTAACGAAATTATTCATATAAAGAAATATACACCTATGAATAATTACTATGGTATCCCAGATATCATTGCAGCACAAAATGCTATGGCTGGTAATGAATTTGCTGGCAAGTATAATCTTGATTATTTTGAAAACAAGGCGGTCCCAAGATATATCATTACAGTAAAAGGTGCTAAATTATCACCTGAATCAGAGCGCAAGCTTCTTGAATTTTTCCAGGTCGGACTAAAGGGTAAGAATCACAGATCTCTTTATGTTCCACTACCTGCAGATACTCCAGATAATAAAGTTGAATTTAAGATGGAGCCAGTTGAGGCGGGAGCACAAGATTCATCATTTAATACATATCGAAAGATGAATCGTGACGAAATTCTATTATCTCACCGTGTCCCAATTAATAAAATTGGAACTCCAGAAGGAATTAATTTGGCAGCAGCAAGAGATGCCGATAAGACATTTAGAGAGCAAGTTTGCCGTCCAGCACAGGATATTTTGGAAAAGAAATTAAATAAATTAATTGAAGAAATGACTGATGCTTTAATTCTTAAATTCAATGAATTAACTCTTACAGATGAGGACACAATGTCCAAGATTGATGAGAGATATTTGAGAATGCAGGTAATTACTCCAAATGAAGTCCGTATTCGCAAGGGTATGGTTCCTATTGATGGTGGAGATGCAGTAGTTCAATTAAAGCCACAACAGCAGGCAGAGGTTAGAGCACAGGCAGGACAGACCAGAACTAGGGACGCAGAAAGATCTGCAAATTCACCAGATATTTCTGGAGAAGGCCGAAATGCTCAGGGCGACGGAAGACAAGTCGAGTAATACTACTCAACTGATTATTTGCCTTTTGATATATAAATAGATAAAATAAACTATATGAAAATTGAGAAATCTCTCTGGTCTTCTAACGGCGACACCATTAATTTATCAGTCCCGTTTACTAAAGTCAACCGTGAAAAGCGCACAGTTTCAGGATTTGCAACTCTAGACAATCTTGATCAAACTGGTGATGTTGTAACCATGGAAGCAAGCATGAAGGCATTCGAAAGATTCCGTGGCAATCTTCGTGAAATGCATCAGCCAGTGGCGGTAGGAAAAGTTGTTTCATTCAAGCCAGAAACATATTATGATCCAGCAACAAAAGAATTTTATAATGGCGTTTATGTAGATGCATACATCTCAAAGGGTGCACAAGATACTTGGGAAAAAGTTCTTGATGGCACACTACAAGGATTCTCAATTGGCGGAAAAATTATTGATTCAGAAAATGAAGTTAATAAGTCAACAGGTAAAGCAATTCGTTTTATCAAGGACTATGATCTTATGGAGCTTTCAATTGTTGATTCTCCAGCAAATGAATTGTGCAATATCCTTTCAATTCAAAAGTCTAACGGATCTTTAATTTTCAAGGGTATGGCAACAGAAGTTGTTGCAGAAAATATTTTTTATTGTGCAGATAGCGATTCGGTATTTCTATCTACCGAACAATCATTCGTATCACCTATCAGTGGTAAGGATGCAACTTTGATTGGATGGGTGGAGTCGGCGGACGTCAATAAAGCAAAAGAGATAGATAAGATTCTTGCTTCGTTCAAGAAGTCAAGATTACCGTTGCCTGATACAAACACAATTGCAAAACAGGCAAACGCAGAAGGAGGTAATGAAGTGTCAGAAAACACAGAAAACGTAGCAGTTGAAGAAACACCAGCTGCTGAAGAAACAACAGTTGTTGCTGAAGATGCACCAGCTGAAGCTCCTGCAGAAGATGCAGCAGTAGACGCTTCTGCCGAAACTCTGGAAAAAGCAGCCGACGTATCAGAAGTTGAGGTTGATGAACCTGATTTTGCAAAGATGCTTGGCGACCTAAAAGGATTTTTCTCAGAGACTTTGAACAAGGCTTCAGAAGCAAATGCTGCTCAAGTTTCCGCTATTAAGGAAACAGTTGAGACATTCAGCAAGAGCGTTGATGGTCGAATTTCAGAGTTGGCAGAACAACATGCAGCACTATCAAAGGCTGTAGAAACAATCAAGGACACGCTAAATGGCGTTGAAAAGCGTGTAGACGCAGTAGAGTCAGATACTGCAATTAAGAAGTCCTCAGACCTTGGCGGGTCTCAGGAAGTTACAATAAAAAAATCAAAATGGAACGGTTCTTTCCTCGGTTCCGTAAACGAAATTTTTAACTAAAAAGGTAGGTGAAAAAATATAATGAGCAATGAAACATTAGAAAAAGCAATTGCTGCTGGAACAGTCGATACTGGTGACTTTTCAGGTTCCCTTTCAGGAACTGGAATCCACGTCGGAGCTACCTCAAAGGGTGGTCTTCTAAATCCAGAGCAGTCAGCACGTTTCTTGGATTACATGTTCGACGCTACGGTTATCGGTAAGGTAGCCCGCACCGTTCGCATGAAGGCTGATACAACTGAAATTGATCGCATCGGCGTTGGTGAGAAGCTTATGATTCTCGCAACTGAAGGTGACAACACAGGTTCAAACTCAGCAGTAACATTCTCCAAGATTAATCTTACAACAAAGAAGCTTCGCCTTGACTGGGAGCTTTCAACAGAGTCTCTAGAAGACAATATCGAAGGTCCAGATCTAGAAGATCATATTGCACGTATGATGGCAACACAGGCAGGTAATGACATTGAGGATGTTCTCCTAAATGGTAATACTTCACTTACATCAGATAACCTTTATAAGGCATTTGATGGAGCTGTTAAGCTTGCAAAGACTAACGGTCACGTAGTAGACGCAGGTGGCGCAGCAGTGTCACGTGCACTATTCAACTCAGCACTAAAGTCTCTTCCACGTAAATACAAGCAGCGTCGTTCAGACCTACGCTTCCTCGTTGGTTCCAATTTGATCCAGGACTTCCTGTATTCAAACAGCATTGGAACAAACCAGACAATCCCTATGGATGTTACTTCAAGCATCATCCGTGGTGAGGTTGCTCCTCTAGGAGGCCCAGCTGGTTATGTAGCTCCATATGCTTTTGGTATTCCAATTGTTGAAGTTCCACTTCTTCCAGAAGCACAAGATGGCGATTACTCAGGAGAAACAGGAAACCATGGTGACATTCACTTGACATTCCCAAATAACGTAGTTATTGGTGTTAAGCGTGATGTAACTGTATACCGCTTCTTCTGGCCTCGTAAGGACTCTATCGAATATACAATGTATACTCGTGTTGGTGTCCAGATCGAGCAAGCAGACGCTTGGGTAGTTGTTAAGAACGTTAAGGTAGCTTCTTAATTTAATTAAGGATTAACCTGCAATAAAGCCCCCCAATTTATTTTGGGGGGCTTTTCATTTTAATTTACTAATGCTATAATTAAATGACCTAGAAAAAGGAGTTTATATGTCATTTGAGACACTTAAAGTTTCAGAGCTAAAACAAATTGCAGAAGATTTTGCCGTCACTACAGATGGCCTAAAGAATAAAGCTGATATTATTGCTGCTCTCTCAGAAGAGGGCGTAACATGGTCTGTATATCAACAGACTCTTAAAAATATTGATGAAAATTTGGAAGAGATTCCAGAAGTTGCACCTAAGTTTGATCCAAAGGCAGAGTTGTCGGAAGATACGGTTCTAGTTCGTATGACTAGAGCAAACTATAGATACGACATTGCTGGATTCACATTTACAAAAGATCACCCATTTGTTGCTATGAAGAGAGATAAGGCACAATGGATTTTTGACAAGGAGGCAGGCTTCAGACTAGCAACTCCAAAAGAAGTTCAGGAGTTTTACGGCTAAGCCTATTAAATGGCAGAAGTATATGTTAAAAGAAACGATCCAGTAAAAACAAGAATTTTTTACGGCGGAGAAATCGTTGACGCAGATTCAACAGTATTAGTAGATATATACGATATTACTGAAGATCCTGGGATATCCCCATCAATTAACCCTGCAGTTCCAGTTCTAACAAATCAAACTACTTCAAAATCAGAGGTAGACTATGGAACATATATATTAAATGCACCATACTCTTTGACTGATAGAAATAGAAAGTTAAAGTATACATGGAAATATAGTGTAAATGGTCAGTCGCTTTCTCACGACACCCTAGTAGATGTTGTAACGCCTTATTGTAGCTTCGAAGAAGTAATTGAAGATCTTGGATTTGGCTCAGACTCTTCAGATCCAAACTATAAAACATATCATGAACTTCGCATGGCGGAGAAGTATGCTAGAAAAATTATAGAAAATTATACTGGACAGCAATTCTACTTATATGATGATGTTCAAATTGGCTATGGGGCTGGAACAGACATTATGCCCTTACCATTTAAATTAAACACCCTGCATGAGCTATACGAAGACGATGTTCTTGTAATAGATAATGTTTCAGATCCAACAGTAAATAATTGGGGATATACTCCAATAATTTCTGAAACTGGTTTTGGAATTCGTGTAGATAAAGCAAGTTATTTGGATAATACCGTTTATGTTTCAAATGGTTTAGTCCCACCAACCATAAATGACACATCTTTTGGAGCCTTTAAAAAAGATGTAAGATATAGAGTTCAAGGTAAGTTTGGTTGGGATACAGTTCCAGACAATGTAGAAGAGGCATGTATTATTTTAATAGGAGAATATTTCTCTAAAGATTCAACATGGAAGAATAAGTATGTCCAGCACGTTCAGTCATTTGACTGGCAATTTGAATACTTTGACGATGTATTCCGTGGAACTGGA